TCAATGATGCAGTTTGTCGCAACCAAGGCAAAGCCAGCATTCAAATCAAGAGGCGAGTCTTGAGTGTTCAACCCATAAAAGCCGGGGGCTGAGATGCTGTAGGCTTGAATTTGTTGGCTCATATCGCAACAAACTCCCCTGTGTCTGGGTAACGAGTGCCTTCTAAAGCAATGTGGTCAGAGAGCATTGACTTGTACAACAAGTACGCTTCAGATGAAGACAAACCCCCATCCTCACCACGCTCAACCAATGCCCTTGCATAAGCATTTTGAGCCACCAACACATCAGGAACAAGAACACTTGTACCATCAGCAGAGAGTGTGGCTTGAGGCACTGTCAATGCAAACTTGATTGAGTAAACACCATCTGGTATTGGAAACAAACTGACCTTTGTATCTCCACTACCATCTACACCATCAAAGGTGAATTCAGTTGGAATAGCGTTGACCAAGGGCAAGAAGTTTTGTTTGCGGTTCATGTCCACAAAACTAATGTTCATCATGCCAACATTACTCGTAACATTGATGGCATCTTGAATCTGAAACTTCTGACCAGCACCAGTCAAAGAGTATGACGGTGTACTCGCAACAGTGGTTACAGTAATTGTCTGACCCAAAACATTCCAAGCAAACGCATCTTCAACTTGACGCTTGGCATCATTGACAAACTTGCCAATCAAAGTTGAGTAAGTTGTTTCGGCATTGGTAGAGACAGTTGTTTCACGCAACCGAATCAATACATCGTTGATGAGTTCTAGGTAGGTCATTGTCTTGTCAATCCTATTTGTTCAAATGTGGCAATAAAGCTAAATGATGAACCAGATTCAGTAGTGATTTTGAGTTTGTCACCTTCCTCAAAAACAATGTATGCACCACCATCAAACTGAAGATAGGTTTTTGATGTAAAACTGTAAGCGGTTAATATATCAAGAGTGGTGCTAGTGCTCGCATCAAACCATTGAACAGTTATATGCTTAGTAGATGCACCAGTATTGTGGATGTACATCACGGTGAATTTGGCGTAGTAACCCGTTGGACAGGTGTAGACTGTCGTATCAACTGCCGCTGTGGGACTAATTCCAACCGATAATGCTCTCATTTTGCCTTCGCCTTATTCCTTTCGGAAATTGCTCTAGCTTTTGCCTTTGCGTCAGCTTTTGAGGAAGCCCCCCAAGCCTTTAACGAAAGAAGCAATCGAGTCGGTTCACCATCTTTGTACTCAGCACCAGCCATATTGCCCATGCGAGCCAAAAAACTTGCTCTGCGAGGGTTATCCCCCGACTTAACTGGTGCTTTCAGATTACCACCAGTTTGTGCATTATAAGACGCTCTCCCCTTGGCATTCAACCCCCCTTTGGGATTTTGTCCAGCTTTTGTTTGCCAAGTAGGTGTTTTCATCTTTTTACCTCATCTGAATCTTGCCGTCTTCTTTGCAATGGTTTTAGGTTGCTTGACAAACTGTTTGCCAGCCGCAGTACCCTTGCGCTTTGCCTTAGTGGTTGCCGCATACTCAGCCGCACTCAAAGACTTGATTGCCGCCTCGGGCAAATACCTCTCACCAGTCTTAGACGATGGTTTGCCTGACTTGGTTGTCCATTTAGCATCAGTCCAATCCTTTAGCGACTGTTGAGGGTCTTTCACTTCTTAGCCTTCTTGGGTGGGGTATGGGTCAATTTCTTACTCTCAGGGGTGTGCTTTGCACCAGACATCAAAACACCACCAGCTTTGTGAACCTTACCTTTGTAGACCTTGCCATCAGGCAAATAGTGCGTTGCAGTCTTGCTCATGTCTTATACCCCCCGCCCTTGGCTTTATATTCTTTGGCAAGCATCTGTGCCTTTCTCGCACTCCACTCACCAGCATCACCACCAGCAGAACCAGCCTTGATCTTCTCAAACAAAGCCTTACGCATGGTAGGTTTGGTGTAGACACCCGCTTGGTTGACCTTGGATTTGGTCTTCATTTGCCACGACTAGATTTCTTCATCATGTTGGTGGCGGTACGGCTACCACGCATAGGCATACCTTTTGGTTTGCCAACAGCTACCATGATTGCAACAGGCACACCCTTTTTCTCAGTCTTGCCCTTGCTCATTTTCTTGTCTGTCATCTTGCCATACATAGGGTTCTCCTTATTTCCAGAGTCGGTCAGCCACAAATGTAATCACACCGCCCATGAATGAAGCAATGGTCATACCCATCCAAAATCCACCTTTGCCTTTGTTGGCAAGTTCAAGTAAAGATTTAACATCGGCACTTAACTGGTGCATCTCCTTTTGGAGAGCCTCAACTTGAGCCTCTAATTTGCCAAAGTCTCTTGCGTCAATATCAGACATTTATAACCTTTCTGGGTCTACCCATACGCTTGATTGTTGGGATAACAGGCGCACGAAAGGCGGTATCTGTTCTAACTTCTGATTCTACAGATTCTTTCGTTACTTCTGCCTCATCAATCCTCACATAACCTTGATGCCCAATCATTGACGCAATGTCATGTGGCAAGGTAAAGGTCACAGTGTTACCCGATTGAAGACAGCGAAAAGTAGCCATAAAACCTCTCAAATGAGAAAGGGGGGGACTAGCCCCCCCCTATCCTTACACCATGCGAACCACAACAATTCGCAAAGTTGAAGATGCCAAATCCACTGTTGAACCTGACTCGTTTTGAATGCGGAACTTGACGGTATTGGCGGCACTGACATAACCAGTAACTGTCAAACCAACCAAATCCACACCCAAAGATGCACCAATAACCATGTCACCCAAAGCGACACCAGCCACTGTTACATCGTCTGTTTCCCCTGCACCATCGACTAGTGAACCAGCGTCAAGGGTTGCTTTTACCGACCAAGTATCAGAGAACAAACCCCGAAACTGGTCATTACCTCTGCGTGAAACTACTGCTGAAGCGGTTGCCATTTTGATTTCTCCTAATTAGGTTAAAAAAGTCCCCCTACCCCTATTGCTAGAAGTAGGAGGGACAACTGCAATTAGGCTGGAACTGCCAAAGCAAAAGCAGATGAGGACAATGCCGCACCAGTGGTAGCCGCCGCACGAACTGCCTTCACTCCATACAGAGTGTCAGATGTGAACAGTGTGGCAAGATACTCTTGCTTGTACTGGACTTGTGAACGAACAGCAATTTGCTCAACCAGAACCATTGCATCCTTGTGACCCATCAAGCAAATACGGTCTGTGGTGGAGTTACCAGCCGCAGTGTCAGCATTGCTTGTTGTGAATACAGGGATACCGTAGAGGTTGCCAATTTCACCATTGCGGATTGCGTTTCCATCACCCACAAATGCTTGCTCGGTATAGCGAGACAAACCCATCAAAGTATTGCGACTTGATGGAGGGATGATAAAGAAACGACCGTCCATTGGGGTGTCGTTGTCATCCAAACGCTGAATGGTTCTGCGAATGGCGGCATCTGTCAATGCGGCGGCATTGGAAGTTGAACTGTTATAAACAGTTGTGCCATCACTACCAACAAAGGCTTTGGTGGATGCGGTGGCAGTAGCGTAATCGTTTGTACCAACGGTAGCACCGTTGAACGCACGACCCAACTGAATCAAGTCGGTGTCAACTTGTTTAGCCAAGGAATAGCCAGCGTCTGAGGTGTAGAAGTTACGCAAGCTGTTCAAGGCTTGGGCTTCAACAATGTCCTCAATCAGACGAGAATATTCGTAGTGCTTGTTGATTGACACTTGAACTTCTGTCTCTGTGGCGGCAATCAAAGTGACTGCTGTCTCAGCGGCCTTCAATGAGGCTGAACCACGGGTAGGTGCAGGGATGTGAACCACATCACCCTTCTTACCTTTGAAGTTCATCTTCATTACTAGGTTTGCCAAAACCAAGTTTTTCTTGTAAGCCGCAATAATCTCATCACTCCAAATTTCGGGGATGAATTTTTCTGCGGTGGTTACCGTAACTGAATTACTGGGGGAAAATGCTGTTGCCATGTTAAATCTCCAAAAAACGATTAGTTAAGTCATTTGACTCTGCCCTCGGAATAGGCTTGGTAAATTTCTTCACTCAAAGCCTCGTAGCGAGCAGGGTCAGTCATCTTCAGCCGAATTAGATCAGCCCTTCGGTAAACTCTTTTTCCAGATTCCCCTGTACCGCCTACATCAACACTTGCGGCTTTAAGGCTAGTCTTACGCTGAGTTTCCCCTGCGTCAGATGTCTGCTTCGCCTTAACACCTTTCAACTGTTTGTAAGTAGTCAACAATTCGTTAGCACTGTCGTAATCGAATTCACCATCAGCTTTTGCGTACAGACCAATGCGCACAGGTGAAGATTTCACCCAATCCACAAAGTCTGAGTCTTGAACAATCTGACCGAAATCAGGGTGTTCTTGCGCCAGCTTTTGCTGAATCTGCATCTTTTTGAAGTCTTGACTAGCTTGTCTAGCCGCCAAAACATCAGGATGGTTATCAACAGTTTTACGAACCGCCTCTTTAGGATTCTCAAAAAAGTCTACTTCTGGCTCTTTTTCAATAGTCTCTTGTTTAGACGACAGATTTTGCTTAATCAGTTCATCTGCCAGTTTGCGAACCTCTGCAACCTCATTGCCTTGGCGAGAAATGACTTTCTCAGCCTCTTGGTGCATTTTGACTACTTCTTCAAGGGTTTTTTGCCTGTATTTCTCGGGCAAGTCCTGAAGTTCAGTCTGTTGCTTCTTGCTCTCAACTGCTTCTAACTCACTTAGCGTCTGGTCATCATTGTCAACAATCGACATATTTTTTCCTTTTCCTGCCGTTAATCGGTTTTAGGACATTAAACTCGGCATTTCTGCTTATGAGTTTTGCTTGCGTTCAGACTTTAGTTTGTCAAGATGGCTTTTCTCGAACCTTCCATGCGCTGATGGAAATGCTCCAGACCACCCCTCCAACCTAAAGGCTGGCGCACTGAGTATGCGGTTGGCTGTTTCTCCGCATTCGCACCTGAAACTCTGCGTCTCATAATCACAGAGTCTTTCGGTTTTATGCCCGTTTTCACAGGCAAATTCAAACATTCTTTTCATTCAATTCCTCGTAGGCTCGTTCGCTGACCTCTCTCAAGGTTTTCAGCCAAGTCAAGATGGAAAGTTCTCCTTTGCGGAACTGCAAAGTCTTTTCATCAGGAATTACGCTTATATTATTGAGTGACTCTATCATATTGTCAATATCAATAATTAAATCCTTCCAACCCTGATTCCCCATCATCTCAAATCGGGATTCGTAATACTTTTGTAGGTCAGGACTCATGGCATAGCCGCTTTGATTGCGTCAACAGTAGATGCTGAATCAATTGCAGTCTGCATGGTGGCGTATTTGTCACGCACAGCTTGCCTTGCCGCTTCAGCCGCTGTTGCTTCAGAGGGAATGGTTGCCTTGATGTCCAATGGCGCAAACTCAAGCGTTCGTGCTTCTCTGCGCTTATCGTGGGCAATGTTCTTTGCTTTGATGATGTTGATGGTAATCATTCTGAAAACTCCCATGCATCTCTAAAAGTTCTGTCTGATGGAATGTCAGCCACATCCACAATCTTGTAAGGCTTGCCAGCAGGAACATCCTTGGCGGCAATTTCCTCAATGGTTAAACCGCACTCAGCGGTGGGAACAATGATGGCAACACCATCGTCTGTTGGGTAAATGATTCTTGAGTTCATGGTTATCCTTTAGCGAATGATAGCGACCATACATAAATTTTCATCTAACGCAACACCTGTCGACGAAGTCTTTAGGACACGACAAGTTGTTGTTGTTAATGTCATTGGAGACAAAGCCCTAGCACCTGAAGTAGTTCCAATGCCTGTAGTGTCTCCTGTTGAAGTAACAACTGAATAATTAGCATCAACAACTGCAGTTGTAAAATTAACTGTGTAGTCACCAGTGCCATTGTCTGTAATACTGGTCACATTACCACTTGCACGAATAGCAACAGTGCCAGTGCCGTTGAAGTTCACCCAAGCACGACAACCATAAGCAGTAGCAACAGAGCCATAACCTGAGTTGAATTGCAGATTGGCACTAGAGTCAAGACGCATAACCTCAGCCCCACCCTCAGCAAAGGCAATGGTGTCAGCGGCAGGGAAGAAGATACCTGTGTTGGTGTCGCCTGAAGCGAACAATGATGGAGTTGATGCAGACCCTGCAACAAACCCAAGTGCGCCCGTCATCGTGTCGCCAGCCTTAGCTACTGCACCAAGATTAGTTAAAGCAGTTGCGGCTGTTGTTGCTCCAGTTCCACCATTTGCAATAGCAACAGTACCAGTAACATTCGATGCTGTGCCAGTAGTATTCTGATTCAGCGTAGGAATATCAGCGGCAACAATTGCTCTGAATGTTGGTACACCAGCAGACCCATTAGGTGCGGCTAAGACAAAGTTTGCAGTCTTAGAAGCATAAGGATTCTGAGTGTCACCATAACCAGCAGAAAGAGAAATGGCAGGAGTAGCACCACCACTTGATGCAACAGGAGAAGTACCTGTTACAGATGTAACAGTGCCTACATACTGGTCATTTGATGTGATGGTGAAGTTAGGGTAAGTACCACTGATTGAGGTAGTCCCTGCACCTGTCAAAGCAACAGTTTGATCTGGTGCTGAGTTGGTAATCGTGAAGTTAGGGTATGTACCACTCGTTGAAATTCCTGTACCAGCAGTTAAAGCAACCGTTTGGTCAGGCGCAGAGTTGGTAATTGTCACCGCACCTGTAGCACCTGAGACTGAAATACCTGTACCAGCAACAGCAGAAGTCACACCAGAGTTGGTGATGGTGAAGTTTGGGTAAGTTCCGCTAGTGGTTATGCCAGTGCCACTAGTTAAGGCAACAGTTTGGTCTGGTGCAGTGTTGGTAATGGTCAGAGTACCAGAGGTAGTGATTGGGCTACCAGTGACGCTAATGCCTGTTCCGCCCGTAGCCGCCACACTTGTAACTGTTCCACTGCCACTAGCCACTGTAACGGTGACATCATCTCCTGATGTAGTTGCAGTAATGCCTGTACCAACAAAATTGATGCTCTTGACACCATTGGTAAGGGTAGAACCTTCTTCCTTTACAGCAATTGCCGCATTGGTAGACATGGTGTTAATGACTTTGATCTTCTCAGCAATGTCTGAGGACACAACCTCACCCACATTGATTTCTTGACCTGAAGAAAGCGTGATGACCAAAGAACCATCAAAGTCAATCTTGGCATCTGTGACCGACACACCGTCTTTGCCATCTACGCCATCTCTGCCATTCAGACCAGCATCACCCTTGTCACCTTTTGCGCCATCTCTGCCAGCTTTACCATCTCTGCCATTGACACCATCACGCCCATCTTTACCGTCTTTACCGTCTTTGATAGAGGCAACACGGTTTTCAATCGTTGTGCCAATAGCGTCATAACGAGCTTGAATGTCTGACTCAATCTTTTTAAGCGCACTGATAACTAGATTGACATTCTCGCCAATCTTTTTCTTTTGAATTTCTTTAGACTCAGCAATTGATTTTTGAACAGACTCTAATACCGCCAACTTCTCGGCATCAGTCATGTTTTCTATGTTAGAAATGATGCTCATTTCAAATTCCCTGCTAATTCATCAAGAAAATCGTTTTCAACTGAGCGTAAATTCTCTTGTTTGTTTGCCATCTGCAATTCAACAATCTTAGATTTGTTCTTGATGTCAGCTTCCTTCAACATCAACTCAGCAATCTTAACTCTCTTGTCGAATTCACGCTGATTAGCATCATCTTCATTAGGCAAGTTCTTGGTGATGGAAGAAAGGTTCTTAGCCTGTATTTCTTGAGGCAACAACTGAGCTTCAACTGACAATTTGGTAGCCTCAGCCCGATTCTGCTCTGCCTGAGTGGTACTAACAGCAATCTGAGCTTGTGCCGCTTGCAACGCCAACTGTTGTTGCATCTGCGCCATCTGTTGTGCTTCAGGATTGGGTTGCATCATCTCATCCAACTTAGCAATCAACTCCATTCTGTTAGACAAACTGCTGTTTCCGATAATGCCTTTGAGCAAAATCGGCAAAACAGGGGTTTCAGCACCCAAAGTCTGCAACAAACCAATGAATTGTTGTTGTTCATACTCCCGAGCAATGATGCCCAAGGTTGCAGTAGGTACAAAATTCATGTCAACAGAGGGATAACGCTCTGGGTCAAACTGCATATAGCGAAAAGCCGCCTTTTTGATGAATGGAATCAAGAAATCTTCTTGGAAATTCACCAAAGTACGCTTGTATTTCTTGATGATGGAGGCTACTGCCATCGACATACCGCCACCATCACGGCTAGACTGGCTAACTAAGCCCTGAGAGTCTAGAGTTCCAGTGGCTTGCAACAACATACGCTCAAATTCTTTGGCAGTGGCAAGGTTGTTGGGGTCACTTTGACCAAACTTGAATGGATAAAGAATCTCACTTGGTGCGCCATTGGTGAGAATAGCTTTTCCGGGCTTGATCTCAAACTTCATACCCCTTGGCAACCGTGTTGCATCCATCGCAATCATGGGAGAAGTGGTCAATGCCAGTGAATCCAAGTGACTACGGGTCTGTGCATCAATGGCTTTTTGCATATTGAATGCTTTTTCCACTGTGCCACGACCCAATAAGCGGTTGGGAACGGTATCGTCTTGGTAACTCAGTACAGGACGATCTTTCATCATGTATGGGTTTTCTTCAGCCTTGAGCAATAACCCATCATTGGCAATCACAACAATGGCTTCCACCATGTCGGTGTAGTCCTCGGCATAAGAATTGTCAGGAAACAACTCAACAATGTCTTTGTTTTCTTCTAAGTTGTTCAAATACTCACGGGGTACTAACCCGTAGTAGGTCAGCAGAAGTACCTTCTCATCTTGGTACTGAGATACTTCTTGGGTAGGTTCAAGATCGGTGTCTTCGTAGGTGGGCGTGATGTCTACTTTGCGGTAGATGCCTCTCTCAATTCCTTCTACAACCTTGTGAATTGAGACATATTTCTCGATAGCCACGCCCATACAGTCATCAATGGAAGTACCGTTGGGGTCAAAGAGGAAGTTCTTGGGATTGACAGGCATGATCTTGACTGCAATCCTGTCTCTTTCCATGACTCCAATTGCCGCCTGTCCTTGCATATTGGGGATGGGTTGGGTGGCAGGGACATACTCTTTTTCAGTTTTGACAATAATCTCACCTATGCCTGTTCCATAGATTTCAGCCATCAATTCGATCTGGTCGATAGCTTTTCTGATTTTGTCTTTCTTGAAGTCTTCATTCAGTTGAACTTTGATTAACTCAATGTCAATGGGGTTGCCGTTCACATCTCGGATGTTGTCTTCAATGTCAAAGAACTCGCCTTGACCAAAGATGGCTTCCATGATTTCAGCATGGCGTGTCTCAACTGCTTGTTGGGTGGCAGGGGTAACAATACGGCTACGCTCTGACTCACGGGTCTTGTCCTCAGATGCCCACTCTCCTCGGAAAATACGCTCGTACTCTAGGTAGCTTGGCAAATAGTTTGTGTCTCTCCAATCCCTCCACCTATCGCAGTGGTCAGTAACGAATGAAGTCAACTCTTTATCAGCCTCAGTGGGTTGATAGTATTCGTTTTTGTCTAGTTTTTTAGTTGCCATTTATATCCCCGAAATTACATCTAGAGGCTCCCACTCATCTTCTTGGTCATCTTGGAAGTATGAAGTGACAGCAAGTTGGTCGATGTATGACAAAGAGTCGGGTAAGTCATCATGTACGCCTTGGGCTGGAAACATCAAAAGTTGGTCTTTGAATTCATCCCAATCTTCCTCAGAGTTCAGCACAATGCGCCCATGCTCAAACCGCCCTTGGAGACTCCAGATAATTCTGTCTGTCTTTTTCCTGTTGCCATGCGTTAAGTCAACTATGTGTGAATATACATTATTTTTCCGCATTAAGTCACTCAAATACGGCAAAACTGCGTTTTTTAACGAACCCCTCTCGATTCCCACCGACAAAGGGCGGTATTCACGCATTTTCAGCAGAATCGTGGCGGCTGTCTCTCTGATGTCCCACCGACCATAAGCAATCTCTTTAACAAACCACTTCCCATCGTCTGTCACCTTGACCACAGAGATAGCAGTCTGATCTAGTCTTTTCTTGGAATTGGCGGCTTGTTTGGCAACTTCTTCAAATCCAGCCAAGTCCACAGCAATGTAATAGCTTCCATAGTCGGGTTCTACCCCATACTTCAGCCATTCTTCTTTGAAGACATCCGAGCCAGCGTTGTCAAAGGAAGCCATGTACTCTTGCTTGAAAGCAAAGGTAGAGAGGGTTTTCTTGGCAGATTCAATCTCAGTTGGGTCAATCAGGGGGTTGTCTTTGGTGGTGAAGTGCCAACTTTTCCAGTCGGGGTCGGTTTCTGATTTTCCGAGTTTAAAAATGTCATAGAAAAAGTTACGACCTTTGGGAGTTCCGATGAACATTGCCCGACCTTTTTTGTCTGACAGCGAAGCACGAATGACTTGCTCCCATGCTTCTGGTTTGATGTCGGCAACCTCGTCAAGCACAGCGTAGGTGAGTGACACTCCTCGCAGAGTATCTGGGCGATCTGCACCTCTAACATAGATTTTTGCTCCGTTTATCAGGGTGATGTCCATGTTATTGATGTGGCTTGACTGAATCACCTCTCTACCCAACTCCATCAAGACATCCCAAATAATCTGTCTGGCTTGACCATTGGTGGGTGCAACATACAAAACAGCAGAACCAGCAGTACATTGGAGTCCTTCAATCAGGAGGGTAACGGCTGAGAGGCGTGACTTACCGCATCGTCTGCCAGCGGCAATGACTTTAAACCTTGTTTTATCAGCAAAGACTTCTTGTTGCCAAGGGAGGAGACTGAAGTTCAAATCAGACATCTTTGCTTTCTATATCTTCTGCATCTATAACAGGGTTTTCCCCAATAGTGACACCACCTATGCCTGAGATGGTGATGTTGACAGCGGAGCGTTGTTTTCCTTCTTTTTCGAACAGGGAGACAGGAAGCATTCTGTCCATACAGAGTTTGAGTGCCGCCATTTGAGCAGGGTGTTCGTCATTCATGGCAATCTCGACTGCTTTGATGACGACGTTCGATCCAGCACTGTTTATCAGGAGGTCTTTGAGTTCTTTGATTTTCTGTTGTTCAGTCTTGGGTAAGACGAGTGCAGAGGGGTTGTCTGCGTACTTAGAGAGAGTCATCTTTCCTGTACCACGAGGGCGACCTTTAGATTTCTTCAAGTTATCAGGAAGTGCATCTACAGCGTTCATCTTTTATCCAGTTAGGGAAGAAGGTTGTTGGTGGCTGGATTTGAACCAGCGACTCGCCTACTGTGCTTTGTTGCAACTCTACACAGCATCGACAGAAATCTGCCCATGACTCTACCAACTGAGTTACACCAACACGGCTGGAGACTATTTAAAAGGCTGGTGACTATTTGAAATAGTACCTAGTGACAATCTCCATGCGTCTTGGAAGTTAGCGCACACTTTACACGAGAATCAGATTCTTGTATAGTGTAGACAAACGGGGGCATCACCCACCCCTCTATGCGGTTGAGCCGACCAAGTAGGATAAGCGTAGTGAACCATGTAGTTCTTCAGTAAAGAGTAACATCTTGAACGGGGCTGGTAGCGTGGAGAGATAGCACTGACAAGCATCTCTAACTTAGCTCCATAACGGAGACACCTTAACAGGTGGATAAACGAGAGGCTCTCCTTTAAAAAGGACACCACCCAATACGGGTGACTTTCCTATTCCGTCTTCTCCCCTAATCCTATTACCTTGTTGTGTCGTACAGTCTGATTTACCTTTTCCAGTGTGGAGGAGGGTTCACAAATATTTACAACACCACACCTACCCCTCCCCCCCCATCAAAGTAAGCACTCACTTACATAAACGATAATCGATTATCAATAAGCTAGTGAGAATGCGTTATCAATAGGCTAATGATAATGCGTTATCAATAAGTAGGGGCGATGCACCACCACAGGCAGTCACCGAATATCACATTATGTTAAATAGTGAAAACCTATTGACTAGAATAATTGATAGATATTATTAGTGGAAAACTAGGGTAAGTACTGATTACATAGTGTCGTACAGAATGTTATATTATAGGCACTGGTTCAAAATAATCAGTGATTCAACAATCAACTTAATAGGTGTAACCATGAATATTCAAGTGACTAAAATTGGCAATATCGACAATGGCATCGATGGCTCAGAGGAATATCTACTGCTAACTGATTCAGAGGATAACTTAACTGAAAATCAAGCATGGGAATACTTGCACCCATTGGTGTATCGTGATACCGATACTCCAGGTGCATATTTTTGCCATACTGTAAGAACACTGCAAAAAACCGATAATAGTGTTATTTGCATTGTTTATCACCAATACAATGTATAAATTCTAGGGTTTAAGGCATTGTCAATCAGTGCCTTAACACCTAGGGATTTTCCTAGGGTTTTTTTGATAGGTGTTAATCATGGATAAACAACTGCAACAATTGGAAAGCCTACAAAGGGCTAAAAATGGTGATTCATTACTGAATTACCCTAGCATCATGACTGGTTTTATCGCAAAGGGAATAAACCCTAGCGACATAATCCCTAGAGAAAATGTATTTACCTATAACGCATGGAAAGCCCTAGGTAGACAAGTAAACAAGGGTGAACATGGGGTCAAAGTAGTGACATACATAGATGCACACGATAAAACCACTGGTTTACCTACAAAATTGTGCCGTGCATCTACAGTTTTTCACATTTCGCAAACTAGCCCTATTCAGTAAACAATAGGTTTATAACCCTTATATAAATTATAGGGGTTATATGCCTAGGGGTTTCCTAGGGATTCAATCAATCATTTTTTAATAGGTGTAAACAATGACTAATCAACAAATTAAGGCTTTGCAAAGCATAGGTAAGGGCATCATAGAATCATGCAATATTGATTCAATCGGTGCGCCTAGTGGTGCAATATACGCCGCATTAATGGGGCATGGTGCATCATTAAACCAGTTTCAATCAATTATGGATACCCTTGTTCGTAGTGGTTTTTTAACGCACGATACCGAATGCCATACATACCATGCTACCGATTCAGGCATTGCATGGGCTAACAAAGTAGGGGCATAAAATGAAACCTACACAATGCACAATTACTGGTTACTGGTATGTAACTGGTTACATTACAGGTAGAAAATATTGGGGTGCAAACCCTAGGGATTGTGTCCAAAATGCACAATCGTATTTTTACCGATAAATAGGGTTTATCCCTATAGTGTAGTGTCTCACACTATCCTACATTCAATCGTCATTCATTCAATAGGTGTTTATATGAAAATCAAATTATTCAAAAACGGGTATGCAACTTTAGAAAAGTTGTTTCCTTCAGGTATGTATTTAGTGCAGTGTTATATAGGTACTGAATTGCACGATAAGATTCGATGCGATGATTATCAAATTGCAATGCAATATTACAAAGCATTTTCCAATATTGCAAAAAATTCTTAATAGGTGTAAAAATGAAACAATATATGACATTTAACAGTTTGCAAGATGCTAGAGATTATCGGCATGAAAACGGTACGGGCGGATGGATATTTGTCCCCGAAAACGATAACCCTAGTTTTTACCAGTATCACGAGATTATTCTATTCCCCAGTGAATTTTCACCTAGTGCAATATTTAATCATCCATTTACAAAAGGCCGTACAGGTCAATTGATAGGGGCTTAACATGGACAAAATAGATTCTATCGTCATAGGCGTGTGCGGCTTTGCCGCCATTATGTTAGCTCTAATTCTGATAATTGAAAGGTTATAAGAGTGCAAACCATTGGGCACAATGTGCCCTTTGGCTTGCATTTTGACAATGTAAGGGCTTGCAAGGGCTTTCCTTGTTCTTTTGAATAGGTGTAACGATGAAAAAACTATTGACCCGATGGATTCCAAAAGACTATTCACTTATTGCCAAAGATGAACGCTTTGGTTTTGAGGTTTATAGCGGCACGTTTAACGGGAAAATTTTCGCCATTGCTTACGGCGGGAAACGCACAAAATCCGACTGGCATTATCGGTTTAAAGATGAGGCATCATTAAACAAGCAAATAGAGGAAACCTTAAGAGGTTTCATGCAATCCGCAGAGTTAAAAGCCGAATACAAGGCCAAGCGCAATGCTTTGCATGATGTAAAAATTGGCGATGTATTTCGCTGCTCATGGGGTTATGACCAGACAAATATTGACTTTTACCAATGCACTAAGGTTTTGGGCGCAATGATTGAAATTCGACCTATTCGGCAAATGTCTGAGGAGAATGGTTTCATGAGCGGCGAATGTGTGCCTCGCTTAGATGATTTTTTTGGCGAAGCAATGCGTAAAAAGGTCAATATGCACAGCGACAAACCCTCTGTGCGAATTTACAGCTTTGCCAATGCTTATCGTATGAATCCAGTCGCAAAAGTAGCAAACAAGCCTATTTTTGAAGCATCACATTGGACAGCATACGCATGACAGACTTTCCTGTTTACCAAAATCAGGAAATGGCCGCCCAATGGGGCTGCCTTCATTGCCTCAAGCCCTTAAATCCCGAAAAAATCAAAGATGACGGACATTCAGAGGGTAGAGGCAAATATTGCATTCAATGCGATTCTTGCCAAATGTCAACATGGTTTGACCTTTGGGACAAATCAGGAAACCCAATCAGATAGGAGTTAAAGCAATGACGTACATCGAAACCCAATTATTTAAGGCTTTGCCTTACCCTTTAAACGATTCGAATTCAGTAGATGAGAAAAATGGGCAAATCAGGCTAAAAATTCGCACAATTAGAGGCGAATCTAATTGGCTGAATGTCAGCCCTTACCAAATGCGTGAAATTGAAACAATTTTGAATCAAGAGGTGACAGCATGAAAACAGGCACAAATGCACCGATAAAACCCTCATTTGATGGGCAAATTGTCAAATTTATCTCGCCTCATGCGAATGTCTGGCTATACGATATTTGTAGATTAAATGCCAAGTATGGGCATCTCGAATGGTGGGCTTTAAATCAGCCAACTATTGAACAAAAAACCCAAGCAATAGAGGTGACAGCATGAAATTAGATGTAAATATTCATATTATTGAATCGCAAATTGAAAACAATCAATTAGGAATTCCAGATAACGGAGTGCCTGAAAGTGCCTTAATGACATTTTTAACGCATTACCCTAATTTTTCGGAGGAATGTGTTTATAAAGATGGATTTAATTTCATAATATGGAATGATGACGAAAACCCCGACCAATTCTTTTCTAATGCGTGGGCGGTAAACCCTAAAACAAAAGAACAGGAATTTGTCGCCTATTATGAATTTAAAGTAATGGCTAAAGGGGTGACAGCATGACGCAAACCCAAGCATTTACTCAAGCCCTGATTTTGGCAATCATTGCACCAAGCGATGAACAAAGCAAAAGAGCCGTTCAATTGGCAATTGATTTATCGAAAGGCTTATCCGCTGAAATCATTACCCAATGCAAAGATAATGCATTATCAATAGTGAGGGAAAACCCTTGATATACGCCACAATTGCTCTAATTTTGAAAATTATTCTTAGAAAATAAGTTAGTAACCACTAACATTCAACCGCCTTCGGGCGGTTTTTTATTGCCTGACAAGTTAGTGAGCACTTTTCAATTTCAGCCTTTTTAAGCCACTTTTGACCGTTACCCTTCACAATGGGAAGTCTTCAGCCCTGAATTGCAGTTCCTGAGCGTATCTAAGGCGGTCTAAAAGCCTGTTTTGTAGTTGTTGGCGGGCTATGATGGTCTTTTGAAAACGTGGACTCATTTCGCTGATTTCAGCTTTTGACCATAAAACAATTTTATCGGCTTTGCGCTCAAGTCTCAGGCGGTTGTATTCTGCCCGTTCCTGTAAGCTAAACAATGGGCGGTCTGACAATGCTTTGTTGCAGTCACTGCATGAATTGACCAGATAAAAGCCTATTTTTCGGTCTTTAAACCATTTGTAATCTTTTACATCAAGCCATGACAAAGGCGGGCAGTGGTCTAAATCTGTCCAGCCGTCCCCACAATAAAAACAGCCATTGCGACTACTCCAATGCCGTTCATATCGTGCGCCATACAATTTCAGCAATAAAGCCCTTGTATGCTGCTTTGCAGTGCCTTTAGCCATATCTGCCCCTCAAATTGTATTCACTGCCTATTTTATGTGCTTAAAACCGCCTATAAATCGTCTGCATGGGGGTCGTCAACAAATAAACAGATTCCAACATGGTTCAGGTCAAAATCAGGGCGCAAACCCACACGCCAAAAGTGAGCCGCCCATCTAATGCTAATCCTCGCACCCTCAGC